AGTTAGAGAAGCTATAAAACCTATTGCAGATGAAATAGAAAAAAATACAACTAAAAGAACTGGTAAGTTATCCAAGTTAAGTAAAACAGTTAAAAAAGAAGGTTTGGCGACAGTAGGAACAGTTAGGACTAAACAGTTCTATGATATTTTTGAGGAATTTGGAACGAGTACAGCTAAACATAATGTTGGGTACTTTGAAAGGTCTGTAAAGAATACGGAAGATGAGGCAACAGGAATATTAGCAAAAGAATTATTAGACAAAGCAATGTAGGTAGGTGGTGATAATTGGATATAAAAAAATATCTGCTAAAAGTGTTAAACAGCAAAGAAATAATAGATTTGTTGCCGAATAAGCGAGTATATTTTCTCCATGCAAATAATCCTAATAAACAATTATACTTGGAGTATGAAATTGTTAATGAATTTGGGGTTGAGTACAGTGAAGGGAATGAAGCTTTTACTACTTATGTGGTACAAATAGATATATTCAGTACAGGAGATTATACAAAGTTAGAAAATGCAGTTAAAAAAATAATGATAGCGAATGACTTTAATCGTGATATGGCAGCTGATTTATATGAAAAGGAAACAGCGCTATACCATTGTGCAATGCGGTTTAACATCAGTTTACCGACTAATGAGAGTTAGCTTTTTTAAATGTGAAAAAAATAAATAAAAATGAAAGGATTGATGATAATATGGCAAGTACAATAGTACCAGTTGTAGGACTGGAAAAATTATATGTAGCAAAAATACTTACAGATGATACAACCACAACTTTTGATACGCCTAAATATTTGGCAGGGGTGAAAGAAATATCTATAAAACCAAAGGTTGCAACAGATGAATTTTATGCAGAAAATATGTTATGGTTATCTGATACAACATTGGCAAATATAGATGTAGAAGTTGACATAACAGACCTTACTCCAGAGGATGAAGCGATGTTACTTGGGCATAAAATTGCAACAGAGGGCGGAATAATTAAGAGCGCTGATGATGCAGCACCAGATGTTGCAATTTTATTTAAGGCGAATAAGGGGAACGGGAAAGCGAGATATGTGATTCTATATAAAGGTAAATTTAGTATTGGTGATGATTCTTATAAGGGCAAAGAAGGAAAAGCAAATTTCCAATCTAAAAAGTTAAAGGCAAGTTTTGCACCACTACATTCTAACTCAATGTGGTCTTATAAAGTAGATGAAGAGGATGGCATGGATGATACTAAATTCTTTGATAGTGTGATAATGCCTACAGAGAAAGTAGTAACGCCTTAGGATTATAAGGGTAGATTAAAGCTCTACCCTATTTTATTAAGAAAGGGTGATGGAATATGTTTGATAAAGTGAGAAAACAAACTATTGGAAATAAAGAATATTCCTTCAAAATTACAAATAAAACAATTAGAAAAATTGATGAGAAATACGGAAATTATGGCTCTATACTCTACGGATTAATGGAGGGCAAACAATTCTATACAAATGCTTTAAAATTAATAAGCATGAGTTGCATTGAGAAAGAGTGGGATATAGAAGAATTAGAAGACACCATGACAGGACAGCAATATCAAGAAATTACAGTCCTTGCAGTGGACTTATATTTAGATTATATGGGAATAAACGAAGAAACTGAGGAAGAACAGGCAAAAAAGGAAGAAGATAAAGATAAAAAAGGAAAAAACTAAATAACCAGTCAAGGACTATTAAAGATTATGAAATAGACTTTGGCTGGCTTTTTTATATTGCAAAAGTACATTTAAACTATAGTAGAGATGAATTTTGGGAAGCCACGCACGCAGAAATATACAAGATGTGGAAGGCACATATTAAATTCAACGGTTGGGAAGTTAAAAGCGATGGTGAAGAAAACAGCGCTACAAATTATAAAAAAGTAAACATTGAAGATATACCTTTCCTATAGAAAGCAAGGTGAGATAATGGCAAATGATACAACTAAAAGAATAACCGCCAAGATGATACTTGATTCAACTTCATTTAATTCGTCCCTTAAAGGGGTAAATTCTGAATTACGCAATACGCAGAGCCAATTAAAACTGGCGAACACAGGCATACAAGCATATGGCAGAAGTAGTGAAAGGCTTAAAGATGTACAAGAAAGTCTAACAAAGCAATTAGAGCTGCAAAGTAAAAAAGTAGATATTTATAAACAATCTATAGAAAAAACAGACATTAAAATGCAAGAGAACATAAAAACAAGAGACAGATTAAAAAAATCTCTTGATGAAGCTAATAAGAAATATGATGAAACTGTAAGGCTATATGGCAAAGAATCCGACGAAGCCAAGAAGGCTAAAGAAGAAGTGGATAGGCTTACTGGTGAGTACAAGAAAGCTGGAAAGGCAGTAGAAGCCAATGCCAAGCAAACCCAAAATTATCAAACTAATCTTAATAAAGCCAGCGCCGAAATGGTAAAAACACAGGGAGAGCTTAGAAAAGTTAATGGCGAACTTGATAAAAGTAATAATAAGTGGCTACAAACAAGTGAAACCCTAAAAAAGAGTTCTGATAGGCTTACAGACACTGGGGAAAAGATAACTGATGTAGGAAAAAGTATAACTACAAAAATGTCAATTCCTTTGGCTGGGTTAGGAGTAGTTGCTGTAAAAACAACAGCAGACTATAACGATAGTATGAGCCAGCTAAAAGCTGTCACTAATTCAAGCACTGAGGATATGGGAAAATTGAATAAACAAGCTAAAGCGATGGGCATACAAACACGCTATAGTGCAAAAGAAGCAGCAGATTCTATGGTTGGATTAGGGCAAGCTGGCTATAATACCAATCAAATTTTAAATACTACTCCAGCAGTTCTTAATCTTGCACAAGCAGGAGCTATTGATTTAACACAGAGTACAGATATATTGGTATCATCTATGAGCCAGTTTGGCATCGCTACAGAGAAGGCAGGTCATGTGGCAGATGTACTTTCTTTAGGTGCAAATAAAGCAAATTTAGGGGTTGGCGACTTAGGCGAATCTTTAAAATATTGCGGCGCCATGGCGAATACGGCAGGATGGAGCTTGGAAGATGTGACTGCGGCAATAAGTTTAATGTCAAATTATGGAATTAAGGGGAGCCAGGCAGGTACAATTTTGCGTGGCTCTATAAGTAGACTTATTAAACCTTCTAAGGATGCTGCTGAAACTATGAACCAATTAGGTATAAAAACATTTGGCAGCACAGGCAAAATGAAGCCGTTGCCTGCCATATTAGATGAAATAAACAAGAAAACCGCCAATTTAACACAGCAACAAAAGATGAATACTCTTGTAACCTTATTTGGTCAAGAGGCAGTTACAGGGATGAACGCATTACTAAAAGAGGGTGGCAATAGTTTAAGGTCATATTCTAAAGAATTAAAAAATGCTGATGGTAGTGCAAAAAAGACAGCTGACACCATGGAGAACAATTTGGGTGGCAGCATGCGAAGCCTTAAATCTGCAATGGAAGGTGCAGCAATAAGTATGGGAACAGCGCTTACACCAACAATAAAGAAATTAACCGAACACTTAACAGAGCTAACAAGGAAGTTTGCAGAATTAAACCCAAAAACGCAAGAGACTATAGCTAAATTTGGGATGTTTGCTGTTGCAGCAGGTCCTGCCATAATTACGGCAGGGAAACTAATTACTGGTTTAGGAAGCATAACAAGAGGGCTTTCCAAATTAACAGGATTTTTAGGGAAAACAACTATAGCGACAAAAGGTGCAACAGCAGCAGCAAAAGGAGCAAGTGTAGCTACGGGGGTAGCAAGTAAAGGGGTTAAAGCTACTGGATTAGCTGTAAAAGCAGGGACAGCATTATTAAACCCTTGGACAATTGGTATAGGTGCAGCAGCGGCAGGAATAGTGGCACTACACAAGCATTTAAGTAAGGAAGCTATCCCGAGTGTAGATTTATTTAATTCAAAGGTAAAAACAACAACACAAACTACAGATGCGTATGGTAACAAAATAGATGTGGCAAGTACAAAAACAGTAAACTTTGCAGATAGTACTAAAAAAGCAGTAGGTGGATTCGTAGAGTTAAATAATGGTGCTAAAAAAAATCTAACCGATTTGTACGTTAACTCTACGAAAATAACAGATAAAACTGCTAAAGAGCTAACAGATAAGTATAAACAAATGGGAGAGCAGATAAAAGCAGGAGAAGATGCAAAATATAAAGAGAGATTAGCTAGTTATAAAACATTTTTAAGCAATAATAAAACTATGAGTGATAAAGAAAAGGCAGCTACTCTTAAATCCATGGAGGATTCACATAATAAAGAAAAAGCAGAAGTTGATAAATATGTAAAACAGATACAAACTATTGCAAATAAAGCTAGCAAAGAGGGACGTGCCTTAACGAAAAAAGACCAAGAACAAATAAACGCAATACAAGAGAAAATGAAAACAGAAGGCGTTAAAAAACTTTCTAAAACGGAGGAGGAAAGTAAAACTATTTTAGGAAGAATGAAAGATTATGATACTCGCATTACTGCTGAACAGGCTTCAAATGTGATAAAAAATGCTGAAAAACAAAGAAAAGGAACTGTTGATAAAGCTAACCAACAATATAATCAAACTGTTGCTACGATTAAAAAAATGCGTGACGAAGATAAAACAATAACTAAAGACCAAGCGGACAAAATGATTGCAGAAGCTGAAAGGCAGAAGAAAGGAAGCATTGATAAGGCAGAGCAACAAAAAGATGGCGTCGTAGAGCAAATTAAAAAAATGGATAGTAATTCATTACAAGATATTGATATTACAGATGGGCATATAATGACTAAGTGGGACAAATTAAAAAATTGGTTTAAAGATAATCCCATTACACGCTGGATAAAAACAAAAACTGATGATAGCGATGCTAGTGCAGGGAAAAATTGGACAGGCACGAATTACTGGCAAGGTGGATTAACGTACTTGCATGATGCGCCAGGGAGAAGCACTAATTACGAACTTTATGATCTTCCAAGGGGGACACGAATATTTAACCATGATGCCAGTGAAGATTTAGTGCTGAAAACAGCTGAAAGCGTTGCTACAAAAGTAGCAGGGAATATGCTAAATAAATCCAATAGTAAGGGTAAAATAGAAGTAATACAACATATTTATTGCCCAGTTCCAACTCCAAGCGAACTAGCAAGGCAATCTAAAAATAATCTTAAAGAATTAGGCTTACAATGGTAGGTGATTCATTTGAATAAAAAAGAAAAGTTTATATTTGAAAACGAAAGAGGACAGCAGATAGAATTTTCTGTTTACAGTCCTTTTTTTGTTGATAATATAGACGGTATAAGTGGGTTAAAAAATATAATATATCAGAATAAAGGCATGGGGCAAGATGGTAGCACTTATATGGGGAGTACGTTAGGCAACAGGAATATAGTCATACAAGGAGCTATAACAGAAAATAAAGAGCAAAATAGGATAAAACTATTAAGCATAATAAATCCTAAACTAAAGGCTAAATTAATTTATGCAGACGGAAATATAAAAAAATATGTAGAGTGTGTAGTAGAAACTGCTCCAACGATAACTAAAGAAAATAAACCTAAATTTCAGATGAGTTTATTATGCCCTAACCCGTATTGGGCGGACTATGTGAAGCATAAGGCAAATGTTGCATTATGGAGAAGCGACTTCCATTTTCCGCTTATTATTCCACAAGACAAAGGCATTATAATAGGACACAGAGAACCAAGCCTTATTGTTAACATAGAAAATAATGGACAAGTAAAAACAGGAATGATTATAGAATTTTTCGCAAGAGGTACTCTTAAAAATCCATCTTTATTTAATGTAAATACCAGAGAGTTTATAAAAGTTAATAAAGAAATGGTTGCAGGAGAAAAGATTATTATAAATACTAATTTCGGGAAGAAAAAAATCTTACAAGAATTAAATGGTGTAACTACAAATATTCTTAACTATTTAGACATTATTGGTGGGGGAGATACCTTCTTACAATTAGATATCGGTGACAATTTATTTAGATACGACGCCGACGAAAATTTGAATAATTTAGAAGTCAGCATATACTTTAGTCCGCAGTATTTGGGGGTGTAAAGGTGGAGCTATACGTACTGAGCAGAGATTTAAAGCTAAAGGGTATAATTGATACTTTTACATCTTTACGGTGGATAAGACGATACCATAAAAGCGGCGAGTTTGAGTTACACTGTGCCTTAAATTCAGACACCTTGAATTTGTTGCAAAGGGAAAATATAATCTGTAAAAAGGGCGATGACGAAGCAGGCTATATCGAAACAAGGCGATTGAGAATAGACAGCACAGGGCAAGAGTTGTTGGAGATTAAAGGCAAATTTTTAACAAGCTATTTAAGACGGCGGATTAACTGGGGACAGCTTATTTTTAACGGCAAAACAGAAGAGTTAATGAGAAAATTAGTTAACGATAACTGTATCAGCCCGACCGACAGAGCGTTACCTAATTTAATTTTAGGCAGCTTAAAAAATTTTGACGATACAATACAATATCAAGATAGTTACGGCAACATCTTAAGCTGCCTGGAAAGCATATCCAACACAAGCAATTTAGGCTTTAAAAATACTTTGGATATGGAGAACCAAAAAATAATATTTAACGTATATAAAGGTATTGATAGAACTGTAAATAACGGGGCTATAGCACCTTGTATTTTCAGTAGAGATTTTGAAAATATTTTAGAGCAAGAATATTTTGACAGCATAAACAACTACAAAAACACAGCACTTATTGCAGGGACGGGCGAGGGCGCAGACAGAAAATTAACAGCTATAGAGCAAGGGCAAGGACTTAATAGGTATGAGTTATACGTTGACGCAAGAGATTTGCAAAGCACAAAGCAAGTTGAAAAAACAGACGAGGATGGGAACAAAACCACAGAAGATGTCCCAATGAGCGATAACGAATATATCCCAATGTTGCTTCAAAGAGGTAAAGAAAAGCTTGCAGAATGTTACGAAGTGCAAACCTTTGACAGTAAGATAAACACTCAGGGAAATAATATATATAAAAAGGATTTTGATCTTGGTGACATTGTAACAATAGTAGATAAAAAGTGGGGTATACAAGTAGATACAAGAATCACAGAAGTTGAGGAAGTGTACGAGGGAGGAAAGGTTGAAATCAATCCCACTTTTGGCAATAACATTCCTACAATAATTGATAAAATCAAACAGGTGGTGAGATAATGGAAAGAAGTGGTTTTTTTAATGCAATAATAGATCAAAACGGTACTCCAGATAGGTCTTATTCAGCTGAGAATTTTGCAAGATATTTTGGCACGTTTATAGGCAATGGTGTGTTCCCTAACCCAAGTACGCAGTGCCAAGTAATAGCTAATGATGATATGACCGTAACGATTAAGGCTGGTAGAGCTTGGATAAATGGGTATATGTACGAGAATACAGATGATCATATAGTAGCCTTAGACGTTGCTGATGGAATATTAAATAGGATTGATAGAATTGTATTAAAACTTGATTTTCTAAACAGAGAGATTAAATCTTATGTTAAGAAAGGCACATTTGCAAGCTCTCCTACAGCGCCAACGCTGCAGAGGGATGCGGATGGGTATGATTTGGCTCTTGCTGATATAGCAATAAATGCCGGTGTAACGAGTATAAGCCAAAGCAATATAACAGATCAAAGGCAGAACCAAGACTTATGCGGTATAGTAGACAGCCTTATAACAGCAGATACAGCAACTTTGTTTAATCAATTTACGGACGGATTTAATAGCTGGTTCGCTGGAATAAAAAATACATTAGGCGAAGATGCAGCTGGGAATCTTTTGAATAAGATAAATGAACTTGCCGGAACTGGAAGAACAACAGAGACAGTTAAAGGAAATGCAGATAATATTAAGGCCTTAGACCAATCAGTTAATACGCATTTGGCAGAAAAGGCGACACAGACAACGTTAGGTCATGTTAAAATCGGCAGTGGTATAAACATGGATTCAAATGGGGTAATTTCAGTACCGCCGATTAAAAATATTGAAGTGTATGATGAAATAACATTTTATGTGGATTCGGTTAACGGAAATGATGATAATG